AGGATTAGTACGAGCAGTCGAAGCTGAAGGATCGGTATAGGAGTTAGACTTTGTAGTAGACCCGACTTGATAGACGAATAAGAGACCACCAGAGGCAGGTGTATTACCCCCTGGGATTAGTTGGGTGGACTGTATTGGGTCGGGAACGAGGAAAGCGATAGGGCCAGCCATTATCCCCTCACTCCATTCATGCCAGTAGGAATATCAGATAGAGGAACGCCAGGACGAGCAATAGGCTGTCTGGAAATGTTACTTAGAGGGACATTATTACTCGGCCCTGATGGATTCACAAACTCTGCACCGCCGACTGCGGCTTCTCCTAAGGCTCTTTGTGCGCCGCCAGAATAGACCATTCTGCCTAGCAAAGCCTTAAACGCTGCGCTCCTATCTGCCATCATCGCCATAAACATGCCGGGATGTTGCGCTACAGCAGCAATTCCCATCAGATGCTTCCTCGATTCCAGTAAAGCCTTCCTCTCTGCAACATTGAGTGCGTTCCACAACTCAGAAGCTTTGGAGTTCTTGTCCGCTATTTCAGGGATAGATTTCTCAAGTTCTTCCTTCATGCCTCTAGCAAGTGCTTTTTGAGACTCAACAGTCTCGCTACCTAGTTCACCGTATTTATCCTTCAGCATCTTGTAGATGCCTTGCTTGACCTCTTGAGCCTGTTCTACTGGTATGTTTTTAGGAATGACACCATTGCTTAGAAACTGGTCGTAGACTCTCTCAGCGGAGGCTCTAGCATCCTGTGGGGTTGCTTGAGTCCTTTCAATCCTAGAGATAACGTCATTGATTCGGCTTGCTACCGCTCCTTTGCTTATGGTCTGACCTTTGGCATTGGCGATCAAATTAGTTACTTCCTCATTCAATGCTTCACCCCTGCTTCTCAAGGTCTCCACCCCTGACTTAGTAGGGCTGACTCCTTCCTCAAGCATGGTTGTAGCCGCTCTAGCCGCTTTCCCAGCTTTCATATCTTCCAATGTAGGGCCTAATGCCTTCCCCATGAACCATTTCCCAAGGTCCTTCAGAGGGACCCCTGCCTTCAGAGCCTCACCCCCAAAAAGCATGGGGATGGCCTCTAACCCTACATTTGTAGCCACCCCAGCCGCAGGACTACCTGTAAGGTCTGTAACCGCCCCACCAGCTTCATAGGGAGCCTCGCTAAAAGCCCTCAGAACGCTCCCAGGGTCGTCTTTACGGGGTAGTCGAGGTCCATGTATCCCCAAACGCCCTGAGACCAATGGAGGCAGCATGACACTAGGCTTAGGCGTGTCCTTGTTCGAGTCAAACGTATCGTATGGGTTCGAATCAAACTTATCGTATGGGTTTTCTTCAGCCATTATGGTAGATAGCCGTATTTGGCCTTGAAGTGATCCTTCGATTCAGGATGAGCCTGTAGATAGTCTAGAGCGCCTTGTGGGGCTTTATTCTGAGCAGTTTCTTCTTGCTTTCCAAGGAAACGGTTCCGCATGTTTTCCTTGACCTTACCCGGAGATTTCTGAGCGGTTTCAATCTCCTTAATCAGTTGATCTATTGCAGCCGCATAATCGCCTTTAGCAAAGGCCGGTGAAATCATTTGCATAGCGTGTTCTTTATCTGCAACTGTTCCCACGCCTTGCGGATTAATCGCCCTAGCGTAAGCGTTGATGAATGAAGTAGTAGCCCCCACAGCTCTACGCAATTCTGGGCTTTTGGTTTTATCCTGAGCGATTCTCTGTAAATCATTGAATGATCGTATATCGCTACGGTTCCATTCGTCTGATGCCGTTCTAGCAAGATCGGCCAAACCGCGAGCTTCTGTTGCTGCCATCTCGATGTTCGCTGTGCGCGTCCCGAGAGTCCTTTGTCCAGCCTTCTCACCAACAAATTCAGCTTGATTGGCGAGCATTTCATTTGGTTTGATACCAGTCTTAGGAACTTCCTGCATCACTTCTGAAACAAGTTTCGCACCCACCCCTGATCTAGCAAGTCCCGGAGGCAAACTTCCACCTTTTCTGATGACATCGGCCCAAAATTCCTTATCGCTTTGTGGGATTTGGACATTCGCCATTGTCGCCTGAAGGGTAGGTGGAGCAGGAATGATCTTCCCTTCCTTGTCCCTTAGAATCTGCTGAGTACGTGAATCGTACAAAGCCAATCCAGTAGGGCTTTCCTTGTTAGCAATGGTCGTATGCTCTAGTTTCTGAGGTTCGGTGATCTTCCCGCCCATAGCCGTTACTGCTGTTCTAGCGACTTCAGGAGGCGGGAGGTCGTGTTCCAACTCATTCGCACTAAAGCCTTGAGCAGCAAAACGCCCGCTCTTTTTACCATCTTGGATAGCAGTTTGAGCTTCTTCTCTTGCCTTCTTCTCAGCCTGTACTGGGTCGCCTAATGTCTGTAGGTTTCTCTGGTAGGACTCGACATAACCTGTAAGTATTTCCCTCTTAACAGCAGTCCTTTTGTCGTCTATTGCCATATTCTGAAGCGTCAACTGCTGCTGTTGATGACCCAACTCCATACCCATCTTGGGGTCTATTTGAGTGATTCTCGAAATAGCCTGTGGGGTAAGCATTCCACTTTGAGGGTCAGTCGCTTCGGGTTGTTGCATGAACTGAAGTAAGGCGTTCCTCTTTTGAACCTCCATTGTCTTTTCTTGGAGATTCTGTTCATTGATCTGGCTTCTGACAGCCAAATCCTTCAAGGACATGACTTCACCCGCTGTTGGGATTTTCAGCGAATGAACTTGTAGAGGGATCGAGGCATCAATAGCCATTATCCGACTCCTTGCCCTACCAACGAGTTATTGCCTACAGAACTTCCCTGATTCCTAGCTAGAATCTGCTGAGTAAGATCGTAGTTCAGATAGTTTCCAACCCCGCCTGTAGCAGCATTAGCTACTCCTACCATCCCAGCAGCTTGAGCATTAGCAGCCCCAGTGATGTTCTGGCCTATCTGACCGGCTACTTGAGTACCGTATTGTCCAGTCTGATTAGCAGCAGAAGCGCCTTGACCGGAGATTCCATACAGACGACTGTAGATGTTGTTTATCCCGGTGTTGTAGTTAGAGAAAGCATTTTGATACTCGTTCGATGCAAGACCTTGGGAGAATTTCGCAATGTCTTGTAAAGTCGAAGGAGCGTAATACTTCCCTCTAGCTGCTGAAGCTTTGTCTAGAGCAAGTTTCCCCTGTTCAAGGTTGAAATTGTAAGCAGGAGAGGCTTGGAAGTCTTGGAGTCCGAATTGGTGTGAAAACTGTCCCCCGGGTTGAAGCCCTTGATTGATCTGAGAGAGAGCCATGTTCCCAGCGTTCTGCCAAGGCATGAGGTCAGAACGAGTCTGTTGGTACTGCTGGGCTGAAACGTCTGTCGCATGATTAGCGGCATTAGCCTGAGCCTTCCCCCCAGCATAAGAAGCTACCCCTCCTAAAACAGCACTACCGGCGATCGCTGTGGCTATCCAAGACATGATAGTTCCTTCACTTTGTTTCTGGCATCGAACAATGCTCTATTGTCTTCTTCGACCAATTCTCTTTCAATCTTATCCAGGTTTTTCTTCTTCGTTCTATGAACAGTCATGCAGATAGAGTCTTCCAAAGCTAGAACCGCTCGCTTAGTCCCAGGTTTGGAAACTATCACATCTCCTGCTTCGTAAGTCTTTGTTCCGTCTTCTCCAGCGACTTCGACTCTGCCTTTAGTAACGATGTAGAAATGCTCTTTCTTGTGTACCTTACCGACTATCAAAGTCCCAGCGGGTCTTTTAAGGACTCGGGCGTACATCCCATCTGCGAAGAAATGCTCAGTAGGTAGATCGGCTTGAGGCAGACGACTCATAGCCTCTTGGAGTTTCCAAATCTTTCCTGTAGTGAGATTCATACCACCGCTCCAGAACCGTCCACCCAGATAGAGCTTGAAGTGAACTTCAGAAACACAGGCTTCCCTAAAGTCTGATCGAAGTAAGGCATCCCCACCCATCTGACTCCTGTAGACCCTGTAGGGCGTTCTGCTGTCGTCCCTGCTCTAGTAGAGTAGAAGCTCACGATCTGTAAAAGGTTGAAGAAAGCAGCATACTCAAGTGAAGGAATTAGACTGTCCTGCTGAACAACAGGAGAGAGAGCTTGAGGCTGTTGGAGTTTCGGGCCTTCCATTAAAAAGCCCCTCCGACTATCTCAGCACTTGCGCCTGTGATGATCCTACGAACTGGATCGGTAACACGAAGTTTAAGCACCCAGTCCCTAGCCCTACCTAAACGCCGCCAAATGACTCTTTGAGTATAAGCACCTATCGCCCCCATAGAAGCCCAAGCCACAGCAGTAAAGGTCTGACCGCCGTCTTTGGAGACTTCAAGCATGATCTGGGGATTTACCCCCTGACCTATGGTAAGTCCTACCCCAGACTCAATATCAACCTGAATTTGAGGGATGGTCAGGTATTTATCATCCTGCCAGATATGCTTAGACCAAATCTCCATAGGGATTTGAGACCCATTATCATCGAACACACTAGAGTCGATCTCGTAGATATTCCCGTTTCTGTAGTCTGAAACAAGCTGTCTAGAGAGAAAGGTCTCGAACTTCTGCGCCCAGTGTCTGTTCCCGTTTGTATCCTGACGTTCGGCCCAAGCATTAGAGGCTTGATCGAATTCCCAAGACTTTTGAGCAGATGGGAAGGTCAGATAGAGCATTGGATGTCCACCAAGCATGTATCCAAAAGCCTTACAGTCTCCTACAGTCGTGTATTGGTTCAGAAGAAAGTCAATCTCCATAGAGGAAAGCTGTTGAAGCCTGAAACCGGAGAGTCTAGATACATTGACTTCTCCCATATGGTTAGTGAACAACCCAGCTAGGCTGTTGTCGTATTTACACAGACTGAATGGTGAGGCTAGTCCGTATTCTTGAGCCGACCCAGGAATAGGAGAGTAAGGATTTTCTAATCCAGTATCCTGCCAAAACTCCGATGCTTTTGGCCCGAAGATGTTGAGGATTGAATGATCCGCTATCAGAGCTTGAACTGCTCCAGGTGCTGTACCAGTGAAATTGATCTGAATAGCAGGCCAAGTCGTCGGGTCTCCGTTCGCTGATAGATTGAATTGATTAGTAAGACCGTCATTTACAATGAAGTAAGTGTCCTGCCAAGTCACCGTAACCGGATTAATCGGGAAGTTGCCTGAGACTATTTGGTTAAGACCCGCAGGGGTTAGGACGTTGTAGTAGTATCCGTTAAACCCATCTACCAGAACTAGGTTAATCCCATCATCGACCATCGACACATCACCCGAAGTAGTACCGATAGTCCCGATTACCGAAGTCGTTCCTGCGTTGTTAATCGAATAGAGTGTATTACCGTGTACGCTGAAAAGTAGCGGGGTTGCAATAGTATCCACCGCCCACATCCCTCTGGAAGGATTAGAGCCTATCGTCGTACAGAAAGGGGTAAGACCTGGAGAGCCTATTAGAGCAAGGGATGTTCTATCCCCATCAGTCCTAGTCTCACAGTAGCAGTTGATCCTTTTCTGCGCTGTGATAGCCGGAGACTTACCCTTCTCGCCTATCCCGAATAGCTGTACTCTCAATTCCCTCTTCCGTAGTTGTCTGAGTAGATGTTGTAAGTCGCGTAGGAGTGAGAAACTATCGCCGGATCGTAGTTACTAATCACTTCCTTGATATTGTTCGACTTCACCGCAGCTAGGGATTCTTCCGCCAGTTGGACAAGATTTTTCTGACCCGGCCCCACAGCAGGTATATCGAAGCCAAACATGCTAGAAATCTCGACCGCAAGATTGTAAACATAGGCCCTCTCATAACCGACTGGCATTGCCAAAACTGTAGTCAAGCTGGCAAAGGTCACTTGGTTTAAGACGTTGTCAAAGAAACAGGTATAAGCAATCAAAGGGGTTGGGAAGATGTTTATCACTCCCAAAGGGCTTTGGGGATCATAGAACATCGTATTCGGAATCTGACTCGTCCTCGTCGGGCCTCTATTACCTATCTGGTTCCACTTGTCTCTAGGTAGAAGTCTCATCAGGAAGTTGTTATTGTTCGTATCCCTGATATAGGCTTGGACGATCTCTTGAGGTCGAGTCGTATTGATATTCCCACCGGGGCCTATGGTATAAGAAGCCTGACCTGCTACTAGAGGGAAACTCTGCTCCTGAACCTCATAAGAAACTAAGTCATCCAGACTCCAAGAATCCAGCATTGCATTGAAAGCTACCAACCCGTCGTTAGCTTCTGCTGCTGTGGGAGTTTCGGTAGAACCCAAAGCCTTCAGAGCTTTCATCGCCCTCGTTATAAGGTCGTTCGCAGTTGTCATTAGGCCGCCTTTGGAGGATTCCTCAAGAACGTATCGTAGTTACCCATCCAACCTTTTATTCCGTAGTGTCCGAAGTGGATATTGGGATAGATATACCCTTCCACTCCTATCGCTCTCATTCTCTTACCGAAGACCCTATCCTCACCCCACCTCAATCCATCTGCCCGTTCACAGGTGTAGAACTCGGTATATAGACGTTCAGGATAGGAAGGATCGGCAGAACTGTCTTGGTAAGTCATGTCTTTGTAGTGGTCTTTGAACTTCACTAGACACTCTCGTTTCATCCTGATAAACCCACCCGATATGTATTCGGCTTGGATTAAAGCCGTACCATCAGGTAAAACTCGACCAACTGGATGATGTTTCCCATTCTCCTCTTTCAAAACAGGGATGGAAGTCCACTTATCCCATGAGTTTTTCTGAGGATATGACCCCATTACAATCTGTTCCGGCAGTTGGAGAATCTTGATTAGGGCGTCTGGATTCCATTGCATATCCGAGTCGATGATAAAGAGGTCTGTAGCATCCGGGTCTTCCAGGAACCTCATTGTGATCGTGTTCTTCGCACGGTCTACATAAGAGTCTCCAGAAAGCTCGTGCCACTCCCACTCAATCCCTAATTGAGTCAAGACTTTGGTCGTATAGACCATACTTTGAATGTACGGACTGAAGCCTCTCATCTCATAGAAAGGAGTCGCCAGAATCACCTTCATTCTAGGCTGGTAGTAAGGGATTTTAGCGTCGTGATATCGCTGTTTCAGTTTCCTGGATTCTTCCGGCTTTAGAAGACTTTTGTTCTCTCCATGAATTCTCGTATGAGTAAGAGGTTCTTCTATGATTTTGATATTCTCTCTCTGAAGTAGCTTGAGATACATCTCATAATCCGTAAGGACTCCATGATCCCCCCAACCCCCGACTGATTTGATGGTCTTCGTCCGGTACATTCCCACCCCGAAATAGACGTTCCCATAGTACATATGGGTCAACCACTGATCCCTGGACTTGTTAGCTGCTTTGGGGATGTTTTTAAATGGATGGTCATCAGCGAATGGTTTTCCTTCTTCGTTGATGAAGTCAGTTTGGGAAGCGACAAATTCAAGCCAAGAGTCTTTCTTGAACTCTCCTAGTGCTTTTTCAATGAAGTTAGGCTCGATCAAATCGTCAGCAGCTAGAGAAACGTAGAACTCTCCCGTAGCTAATGAAGCCATTTGATTAATAGCTTTTACAGTACCCCTGTTCTCGTCGAACTTCAGGTATTTGATCTTCTCTGCATAAGGTGTAAGGACTTCTGCAAGATTATCTGTAGAAGCGTCGTCTAGAACTAGAATCTCCAAGTCCTTATAGGTCTGGTTCAGAATCGAATCCAGAGCTTGAGGAATGAACTTCGCCATATTGAAGACTGGAATCCCAACCGTGACTTTACCCTCAATCGGAGGGAGTTTTACTTGATGCTTCTTCCTCACCAACATGATGTCTTTAGCGAACTTCTCCGCTGAATCCGGCTTGGGTGCGGTAAGTCTAGTGTCCGGTTGGTCGGCGTCGGCCCATCTATAAGGCAGTACCATGCCTTCATACTTCTTGAAGAATCGGACGAACCATTCAAGGTCTGAGCAATAGAAGATTTGAGGGTCAAAGACACCTATATCTTCAACAATAGACCTTCTCATCAGCATCGAAGCTCCACCAATGGGGATGTTATCCAGAGTCAATAGGGTTCTTACCCAAGCCTCTGAACTCCTGTTGTGTGCTCTTAGAGTGTTCTGCTCCCACAAAGGTCTTTCACCCATAAGACCTTTACCCGGAAGCCCCCAGACACATCCGATTTCAGGATGTGAGTCCATGAACTCTACTTGGATTTTTAGCTTGTCCTTCTCAATCCATTCGTCTGCTGATAGGGGTTGGACATACTCACCTAAAGCATGGGTTAGCGCCCAGTTAAGTCCGTGAGGGATACCCCTGTTAGTAGGGAACTTGTGGAGTCTGATCCTTGGATCGTTGAACTCGCGTATTACTCCTTCGATGTCCTCTGTAGAACCATCGTCAACGATCACCAATTCCCAATCCTCGAACGACTGAGCCTTTACAGACTCAATCATCTTTTTCAGATATGTCGATTGATTGAGAACCGAAGTACAGACACTGACCTTCATTTAACCCCCAAGTTGAAGAAACATAGCCTTCGTTTTACGACTGACAGAAAGAGTAAGCAATGGAAACCCTTCCACGGTATGACCAAATGCTACGATAAAAATGATCCCGAAAAGTCTTTTGGCGCTGACATATTCAATGTGAAAAGTTTTCCACTTCATGTAAGTGAGTCTCGCTCTTGTATAAAGTGAATCCAAGAGAATCGGTTATCAGAGGCCAGATACTTCCAACCGCAGGAGTACCAACTGCGTCTTTTCTATACTGATGTTGGATAGGTTGCTTGTCAGAAGTCGTCTCCGGGCCTTTTCTAGCCATACTGACTACTAGAATGTGATTCCCATGCGTCTTGGGTGAGGGGCCGTTCTTGTTACCTTCCCACTTGTATTTGAACCATCTCCAAGGGCCGTAAAGAAGCTCCCTCATAGACTTATACGAGCAGATGTAAGCCTCCCACTCAATGAAATTATTCTCTCGGTAGTAATCACAGAACCATCCTGGGGAGTACATGAGATAAGGACTGTTAAACGAGGAAGCAGACTCCATACACACGACTCTACCCCCTGGTTTTAGCATCTTGCTGAAGTTCATCATCGCTTGGGCGGGGTTGAACATATTGTCTAGACACCCCCCATTGAAGATGAAATCGAACCTATTGTGTAAATCTTCGGGGACGGGATAACCCAAGTCCCAGACGATATCCGCCCCCTCATAGTCTGATTGATCTAAGATCATATGGGGTATATCAAGAGGCTTGAATTCGGTTTGATAGCCGATAAACAAGACCTCACCCTTTATTTCAAGGGTTTTCAAATAGTCAACTATTGGGGCGAGCAGACTCATTCAGTACCGCCATGATTGAGTTCTGTCTGGTCACGATGAACTCTGTACCGTTCAATTTAGTGACCTGATGCCCTCCTGTGGAGAATAGGACTATATCTCCCTTTTTCACATCATTTGGAATGAAGACGCCTTTAGAAGACAACTTCCCCGGCCCTGCTTCTTCTACTGTACCGATGTCTTCTAGAAAGTCTTTGGAATCGACTAAGAAAATCCCCCCGGCAGAGATTTCCTGCTGAGGGGTTCTCCTGATGATTACTACATCTTGTACAGCTTTGAAGTTCACGCAGCTACCGTAGAACAGTTAATCAGCCCGAGGGAGTGCAGAGCAATAGCCAAAGAACTAGCCAAAGCTCCAGAACTCAGCGATAGAGTGATGAAAGAGCTTCCACCCGATTGCCTTGCCACAGTACTGACGTTGTAGAAACTGATCTTATCGGTTGCGCTTTGTCCCATAACCGTACCTTGGGAGTTAGCATCCGACAGTTGCTTTACTGCATTGCTTGAAGATAGTGGCATGTTAGCCTCCAAGACGAACGGCTAGTTCGTCGTAATAGGTCGTAGTACCGTACAGAATATCAATACGAGTCGGGAATACGTCATTGTTAATATCGTAAGCCCTGATGACTCTCATAGAGATATTTCTGTAAGTCTCGCGTGCTGCAAAGTCTACTCCTTGCGGGATTTCCATCGGCACCATCACCAGACCAAACGCATCGCGAGTAAAGGCTAGATTGTTGGGTCCAGAGATTTGAGTAGCACTCGTACCAGACAACCACAGAATCGCTGCCGCTGTAGACATCGGGCCTGTTGCATTCTGATACGGCCCAGAAGTGATTACAGAAGGAGAGAAGGTCACTGTCCAAGAGCTACCTGCTACCGCTGTCGTACCAGTCACTACAAAGTTCTTCAAAACTCCGGTAGACAGACGATTTTGCGGATTGACGTTGAAGACCCCAGCTACGGTAAAGACTTCACCCAGACCCATATTCTCTGTCGGGGTTCCACCTGCCATAACTGTGGAGGCTCCATTGCCTTGAGGGCCTGTAACTGAGGAAACAGTCATAGCAATAGAACTGTTATGCTGAATCCCCGTAGCCCCTCCTGGGATGTTCTGATCCATATAGACTTCGTAATTACCGATGGTTGCCAGATAACCCTTCACCAGGGCTTCTTTGGCAGTCGGCATCACGAAGCTTGGAGTCATCCCATTGGCAATCGCCCAGTAAGCAGCCGGATTCAGAACTAGAGTCCGGTTATCTTGCGGAGCGGATAGCTCATCCTGCCTACGACCCGTAAGCTGAACCGAGGTCGAAAAAGCAGCAGGAGTAATCAGGGGAGTGCCTACATAGTTGGAAATCCCCGAGGTTGCATTGGCTAGAACGTCCAGATCGACCTTATTAGCCAGCGAAGCCATTGCAGGTTTGAGATATCTTTCAGAGAACTCCTCAACGGTTAGAGTCAGGTCTTGAGAAGTAAACTGGAAGTCCGCATGTTGCTGTTGGTTGATGGTAATCGTGACTGAAGGCTCAGCAATGTCCTGAATCTGCAATCCCGGGCCTGAAGCAATCGTGAAGCGATTGGGTTTCCGAATGGTAAGAGAATTGCCAATCTTGACGAATTGGTTCTCGAACTTCCGGTTGACCCTGTTCGCCGCCACGAGGTTATTCTCCAGGATCACCAGACTTTCTTTCGTGATGATCGTCGGAGTTAGAAGTACCTGTGAAGACATGATTTTTCCTTAAGGGTTAGTGCCGCATCCCTCCGGGTCTTCGTTCTTCGGCAAGTTGCTTTTTACGCCTGGAAGCGTATTCCTCCATACTTTCTTCTTCTGGAGATTTACTGACTTCCGAGCTTGCTTTGATCGGTTTTCCCGGTGCGGGTGCAGCGGATACGGACTTGGCAGATGTCGGAGGGGTTGAAATCCTCTGACTGATTTTGCCAAGCTCCACAAGCTGTAACTGGGGAAGGAGTTTGGAAATACGCTCGGCTTCAGCCGGATTCTTACCTAGAAAATGAGCAATGTCGGGACCGTCTTCGGAATAGAAAATCGCATTCGCCATATGAGGAGTGACTTGAACATCGGGAGATTCCGCAACTTCTGAATAGTCCGGGTATTTCTCCTTGGCCTTCTCCACTCTGGTTTTGTAGGATGTCCGGGCTTGCTCCATATCCTGAGCAAGTCTCGCATCCAGGCGCTTTTTGTCTTCCTCCGCAATTGAAGCTTTCACTTCCCTTCTAGCAATCCAACTGGCGCGATCTGTTACATACTTTTCCAGCGCACCGTCGTAGCCTTCAGGGTCGTTAGGGTCTCGTTGCGGTTTTTGGGGTTCCTGATCGTCATCCTTGACTTCAAGCTTTGGCCTTTCTAAAGCGGACAAAGCCCTATCCAGGCGTGCTTCTGCGGCTTCTGCTCTACGTCTTTCGTCTTCTCGTTGCCTAGTAAGCTCATCAATCCTTTTCTGAACCCCTTTCGCCTTTTTAGGCTCAGGTTCTGCGGCGGGATCGTCCGGTTTGTCCGAGGGGGCTGGTGCCTCGACTTCTTCAGCAGGAGCGGCTTTTTCTTCCGGTGCCGATTCCGGTTTGACTTCTTCCTTGGGAGGAGAAGCGTCTGGTTTTGTCTCTACTACAGGTATATCAGTCGTAGTAGACAAAGCCGGAGGGTTCTTATCCAGAATGTCCATCATCTTGGGTTGTTCAACCACTACGTCAGGCATAAAACCTCCAAGTCGTCTAGTTAAGTAAGAATGTCGAAATCACAACAATATCTTCTTCTTCATCGGCTTCTGCAAGTAATATACGCCGATTTTCCAACACCTGTTGAATTTCTGACTTCATCTCCCTCAAAACAGCATTTATGATCCTGTCAGAGGAGATAGGTGGCAGATTCCTGACAGTGCGTTCCTCAATGACTCTAGTGGCTACGGTCTCGATCTTCGTATCGACCTTCTCTACGAGTTCTTCCTTGATTTCATGCGGAAGTATCCCGAATTCGACTCGCTGTAGGTACTCTTTAGTCTTCCTTCTGGCTGCACGAGAAATAGGACTCTCGAAGTCTCCAAACCATCTACGGCGCTCGGCAGGGGTTAAAGCAGGCCCATAACGTACTGCTTGCCCTCCGGTATCAGGAGGAGGTGGAGGAGTGATATTCCCGAATTGCAAATACCCCATCGTCACCACCAGATTGAAATTACCGTCTGGTTGATAACCTTGGGTGATAACTGAACTCATGCGATCCTGCTAATGGCTGAAGGAGTCGTAGAGTCGTACTGATACTGAACTGTGATTGCTGTATGACTCGTCACCGAATTTAGAGTCCTGGACGTGCCGGAATTGACCATATCAGTGACATTAGCCAGAACCTCATACATCAACTGAGTTACCGTTCCGGCTGCGCTAGAAGACCTGTAGGCTTCTGAAACCACAGTCGTATTGATAACGTCCATGATCGAAGCGCGTTCAGCAGCGGTAAGGCTGTAGGATGTCTTGTCTGCGTTCGTCGTGACTCCATAACCACCTTTATCTGCATTTGTAGTAACCCCATACCCGCCTTTGTCGATCTTCTGGGTGGATACATTGATAATCCCCGCACCTGAAGTCACGATCGGGACTCCATAGACAGAAATAATATCCCCTGCCCCAGCAGCTAGAGTCTGTGTGGAGACATTCAAAATCCCCGCCCCGGAGGTCACTACAGGCTGATTCAGGACGTTTATCAGATTGACATCAAAGATACCCGCTGCGCTTGTAACGATGGGTTGACCCCAAACAGTCTGAATATCCGACCCCGCCGCTGCTAGAGCCTGTGTACTTACTGTGAGAATCCCAGAACCGCTTGTCACAGCCGACTTATTCCAGATATTGACGAGATTAACATCTACTATCCCGCTAGAGGTCGCAACAACAGTAGAGTTAGCCCAGCTTGATACATTGACCTTGAAGTTCATCAACTGCGTGCTTACGTTCAAAATCCCGGATGCTGAAGTCACAGCAGACTTGTTCCAGATGTTCACCAGATTCACATCTACGATCCCACTAGAAGTGGCTGCGACCGTAGAATTCGCCCAAGAGGTTACATTGACGTTGTAAGTAAGGGCTTGTGTAGATACCACAATCCCTACAAGACTTTGAGTCGAGACTGTAAGAATCCCGGAAGCACTGGTAACGGCTGATTTGTTCCAGATATTGACTAGATTTACATCAACAATTCCACTTGAGGTCGCGGCTACAGTCGAGTTAGCCCAAGAGGTGACATTCACCTGATAGGTCAGAGCTTGAGTGCTTACACTCAATATCCCAGACCCAGTAGTTACTGCGTTCTGGCCTTGAATCTGGACTACATTCGCAGGCGAGGTGCTTGTATGCGCTAGGAAGACCTTGGAGGTCGTGAACTGTAGAGGATTGTCTCTAACGAGTTCAATTTCTACCGGGAGAGGAACCATATTAGGAGCATTGTAAAAATGAATCCCAACACAGTCCCCAATGGCAAATACTCCATCTGGAGCCCCGAATGAATACCAACC